GACGCGAGACATCGTCCACGGTGCCGCACATGCCACTGCTTTGGCTCTTGCCACGCAGTCGGTCTACTCGAGTGGTTCTCTGAATCGCGACTATGACGTCACGCAGTCCCGCCCTCTAGCGCACAAGGGGTACACCTGGTACGGAGAGCTTGATGACGGTTACACACTGGAAACAGCACAGAACCCCGTGGACACCGTTCGGTTCAAGCTCGTGAAGCACACCGCTGGTGTCACTTTTTGGCACCCGGAAGCAGGTCACCTGCAGTTCCGCTTCAACCAGCCGCTCGGCATGCAGCGCGTTGGTTACCACTCCCACGGTGTGACGATCATTCCGTCCAAGCCTGAGCGTATGCCCATCACGATCCACGGTGGACCGAACGAGGTTAGCGAGGGCATGAACAAGCGGATGCTGCAAGCACTCGATGATGAAGGGGCCTCCATCGAACGCCAGCTCAAGATCTTCTTCCACATGCGGTACATCGACACGCATCTCGCTGACTCCATGGTGGCCATCGTTGCGAGGAACTCGAACAACCCGAGGCTGATCCTTGACCTCTGGAGCGACAAGGCGGCTTACGATGACGAGATGGTTCCCATCGCACACACACTTTTCGGCTCATCATTTCTCGACTACGCTGCTGACTCACCAGCACTGCGCGAGCGCATCGGCCGTCACGGGGCCGCTCTCGCGTTGTGCCAGCGTCTGAAGCATATGAAGCGAAACCGCATCGACTGGTGGCTTCTCACCGTTTTCCTCGGAACAGTCATCACCTTGTGCTGCGGCTACGTCGTCCACTGCCTGGCACCCTCCTCTGGAGCCATGTTCAAGACCATGTACACTTTCGGAGGCATTGTCAGCGCTTTCGCCTGTGCGTATAGCTGGCGGCTCATAACCGCGAAGTTCCGAGGCACCGACTACATCTTAGATGACCAGGGCTTCGGACATCGTGTTGTACCGTACTTCGTTGGTGGGAACGCGTGGCGCATGCTCGCCATCTTCCTCACACGACCACACCCGAAACTGGCTCTGTATCTTAATATGTTCAGACGTTTGTTCGCTCGCAAGGGCTGTGTGGCGAAGGATGACGGTATTTACCTCGGCAAGACACGTGTGATGTGTCAGGGCAAACCGAAAGAGCGCGCCAAGTTTGGCAAAGTCATGCGCATGGTTGGTGCGTGCAACACGGCCATCATACCCATGATCGGCTGGGCGGACGTCGTGAAGAAGCTTTTCGCGGGTGTCATTGACATGGGGAAGCTGTTCGCAGCTGAGTTTGCGTTTCCCGTCACGTCGGCAGCTCACGACATTGTCGTCGGCATGCCCACTGACTTGGACACCACCGGTGAGAAGCACAGTTTCATGTGCTACTCCTTCTCGGACGACGAGTACGCTATCGTCAGGCGAAGCGGCACTACGTATTTCGTCGGTGCTGATGCATCGAGCGCTGACGCCACTGCCGGCGCGCTGCTCATCATTGGGTATCTTCCCATGTGCTACTTTGCTGCTGGCATCTACCATCTCACCAAACAGCTTGCCGCCAACTTTACTGGCGTGTGGCGCGTCTCAAACCCCTACGATGATAAAGTATTCGTGGAGGTCACGCCCACAACTGCACAGATGCCATCCGGTGATGCAAACACAACCCACATACAGAACATCCAGACGGTTGCTCGTGTCGGTAGTGCAATTGCCATCATGAACTGGTCAGCGGCCGTGCAAAACCATCTCGAGAGAGTGGTGGTTGGAAACCGGGTGGACCCACACATCCTTGGCAACTACAGTGTCGACACTGCCATTGTCGATGCAGTCAAGGAAGGGTCACGATCCGTCGGATGCACGAGCACCGTCGACATATCGACCCAGGTCCAGTCATCCACTTTTCTCAAGCGAACGCTCTACATAACTGAGAGCGGGCGCCAGGTCTATTCCATGTGTTTTGGCACACTTTTTCGGAAGTGGTTGTCTTACTATGGTGATATCGACCACATTACCCTCGGTCTCAAAAAGCCCAAGTTCGACAGCCTAAGCATGGCGGAACGTTGGGAGCTCTTCGGAGCCGGCATTGTAGCCGGTCTGAAGAATGAGCCGGGCAGCCTCATCATGGACGCCCTCCGAACTCGTTTTCCAAACGGCAAGCTTTTGAAGTTTGT